CTACCGGAGCCGAGAGCGAGCAGCGTCAGTGCGAGTATCGCTAGCCGACGCACTATTCCCTCCGATGGACAGCGGACCCTGGGCTACGGCCCGCCCGTAGAGGCCAAAGGCAGCCAGGACCGTGATGACCCAGTCGGGGACCGGTGGGAAGCCAGTTTCAGGCACCAGGGCGTTCCAGAGGGCGACGACCCCGCTGATGAAGATGGCCCAGAACGTCTTTGATTTCCAGAACGGTTTCATGATTTCTCCTACAGTTCTTGATTGATGCGCACCTGCGCCAGTGCGTCATCCTCGAGATTGAGGATGGTTTCCCCCGGCACGCTGCGCTTGCCACTGGGCAGCCATAAAACGAGCCCCTGCCGGGTGAACCTCCGCTCGGTCGCCGTGTTCGCCTTCAGCCAGATTTCTGGGTCTAGGTATCCCTCCTTTATCGCGCTTCGATCCATCCCAGGCCAATTGTCTGGGGGTAGGTCGCGAGAGCGAACTTCAAAATGTAAATGCGCCAAAAATGGCGCACGCGGATCGCCCTTACCTATACTCCCTACCGGTTCTCCTGCCCATACCCGCTGCCCTTCGTTTACAGCGATATGAGAAAGGTGAGCATATTGGGTCCACACCCCCAGGGCTGGATGATGGATAAGCACAATTTGACCCCAGACGCGATGGGTATCCGCATGGGTTACTACGCCATCAGCCACAGCTACCACGGGATACCCAAAGTCTTTGTCTCCGCTAGTGCCCGTCAGGTTGAAATCCACCCCTGGATGCTCGGCGGGAGGTAGCCCCATCTGCCGCCGCCAAAGCGGGTAACGGGGGTCCAAAAAACCCGCGTCCATGCGGGCGCGGGCGGGCTGGGGAAAGGGGTGGACGATTCTCAATCGCCCGCCTCCAATTCCTTCATCCGGGCCTCCAGCCTCTCCACCTGCTGCCGCAGCTCCTCGCGCTCGCGCTCCAGCAGTTGCTCGCGCTGCTGTGCGGCCTCCAGCAGAGCGGAGACGTAGGCGTGGTTGGCCTCGGCCTGGGCCAGCTTGTTGGCGAGGATCTCGATGGTCCGGCTCTCGGTCATGCGTTCCTCCTGTTGTTCCTGGTCTCCTGTTCCAGCTTCTTCAGCCGCTCGGACAGCTCCTGCACCGCCCGGATCAGGGGGGCGACGAACTGGTCGTAGCGCAGGGCCTGCTGGCTGCCGGGGTCGGCGGGGTCGGTGAGCACCCAGCCGCCGAAGTCCTCCACCCCCAGCTCGTCGAGGGCGGCCCGGACCTCCTGCGCGATGAGGCCGTGGTGGATGCGCCTGCCGGGCAGCGGGACGGGGTTGGGCCTCGCGTGGCGCTCGGTCTCGTAGACCGGGTTGCCTTCCTCGTCGGTGCCCACCTGCACCTGGCGCTCCTCGATGACGGGTTCGTCCACGTAGCCGCCGACCTTCCAGCGGTAGGCCACCGGGCGCAGCCGCTCGATGAAGTCCAGGCCCAGCGGCGTGGGCCGCACGTCGGTCTTCTCCCGGGCGTCGGAGGTCTGGATGGTGCCGTTGGCCGCCCACACCGAGCTCCAGCGCCAGGTGGCGTTGCCCAGCGCGTAGGTGTTGTCGCCGCCGGGGAGCAGGCTGGAGTAGAACTCGAAGCGGTTGGTGCTGCGCACCACGTCCAGGCGGAGGTAGCTGGTGCCGTCGTCCCCGAGGTGGGTCAGCCGCAGGTTGCTGCCCAGGTTGCTGCCGGTCTCGCTGCCGACCATCTCCCACCTCCACCGGGCGGCCCCGTCGGTCCTGCGCAGCTCCCAGTGGGTGCCCGCGCCGCGGGGGGTGCGCACGGGAACGTTCAGGTCGAGGCCGTTCCCGTGCCAGCCGCCCACCATCACGTTGTTGGCGTACATCTGGACGTAGCCGTCCCCGCCCCAGTTGAGCCCGGTGTCGTTGTCCCCGATGGCTATGGAGATGGTAGGGGGGGTCTTGGTGATGTGTTGGGCGTGGACGAATATCCCCCCCTTGGTGAGGATTTGCCCCGGCAGCATGCCGTAGCTGTTCAAGTCGTTGTAGTCCGGCCCCAGCCGGATGGAAGCGGCGTTGATGGCCTGGGCTGCGCCGCCCGTGGTCAACACATTGAGCTGAGAGTCGTTCATGATGGCGGAGGGGACGAGCAGCGCGCTGGCGAAAACGGCCACTCTGCCCCCGCTGACCTCGTTGACGACGCTGAGGTCGTTGTTCCCGGCGCTGCTGTACCCGATGTAGCCGGAGCGGGCGTTCTGGTTGGCTGCGCGGGCATAGAACGCCAGGTAGGTGTGGTCGCTGGTGCCCCCCTTGAGGATCAGTCCTTGCCCCACGTTGGGCTGCACCGCCAACACCCCGGTCATCGTGTCCCCCGCCCGGTTCACCGGGGTGTAGCCCAGGTGGCCCACCACGCTGCCGGGGGCCAGCTTGGGCGCGGTCACCGCCGCGTCGCCCAGCTTGGGGGTGGTGACGGCAGAGTCGGCCAGGTGCTGGACGAGGACGCTCGCGTCGCGCACGTCCTGGGCCAGCCGCCCGCCGCCGGTGAGCGTCGCCAGCCCGGAGTTGCCCCCCCGCATGAGGTTGAGCAGGTGCACCCAGCGGCCGCCCCCCGCCGCCGTCAGCACCCACAGCCCGTCGGCGGCGAGGGCCGAGGGGTTGTACAGGCGGTAGCGGCCGTACCCCTCCACGTCCACGGTGTCGCCGTCGCTCATCCCCCCCAGGTTTTGCAGGGCCGATAACGACGCCACCTTCTGGACGCGCTTGACCCCGGCCCCCTCGACGGTCAGGCGGGACTGGTGCAGGCTCTCGGTGCGGTCGAGCACGGCCTGGATGGCGGCCTCGAGCGGCCCCAGCGCCAGCGGCTCGTTGTTGCCCGAGAGCGGGAAGTTGGGGATGCTGCTGGGGAAAACGTTGACTGGAGTCAAAGTTTTAGGCATCAAAACCTCCTATCAGGGGTAGAGGATTATGGGCGGTTGACCCCACACCTGCCCAGGCGGATCCCAGGTGAGCCCCACAGGATCCCATGTGAGCGGCCCCGCGGGCACGTATTGAACGCTGCCAATTTTGGTATGCCCGGGTTTGATCTGGTTGATCACGGCCAGGATGCGGTTCCGCTCCCCCTGTGAACCGTCGTAGCTGCGGCTGCTTGCGTACAGATAAACGTCGAACTCGCTCCATCTGCTGCTGTCGTAGCTGCGCACCGGCACGATCGCGCTGGTGTACCCGAGCTGGGCCAGGGCCAGCCCCAGGCCGTGCTCGGTGCCCGCCCACACCCAGAAGTCCCAGGCCCCCAGCACCCGGGCCCGGAAAGCGTCGCCGGATTCGCCCGGATAGCGGGTCAGGGTACGCTCGGCCCCCAGGGTGGCCAGGGCGTCTTCGGGGGCTCGCCGGGCGAAGCGGGCCAGCAGCCCGGTGGTGAGCAACGAGGCGTGCTCGTCCAGCCCGGCCCCCAGGCCGGACATCAACGAGCTGCCCCGCGTTCTGCGGAGCCAGGGTGGGGAGAGTTCCACCAGCCAGCGCTGGTACTGGTCGTAGGGGATGAGGGCGATCTCCTGCGGCACGCTACGCCTCCTGATAGGTCAGGTTGGGCACCAACACCCCCGCCTGCGCCGTGCCGAGGGCCACGTCCGCCGCCGGGGCGGTGAGGTTGACGTTGATGACGTAGGCCCCGAACAGCGCCTCGATGAGGGCCGAGCGGTACAGCATCCCCCCGATGGGCAGGCTGCGCTGCAGGTCGCTGAGGCGGGCGGTTACCTCGGCCTGAGTAGCCGCCAGAAAGCCCGCCCGCAGGGTAATGGTGGCGGTCACGGCGATGTTCGTGGGGGTGGCCGCGTAGACCTGCACGTCCGAGGTGAGCGGCTTGCGCTGCTGGATGTAGGCGTCGGCGGCGACCACCGCGCCCGCCCCCAGGCCGCCCTCGCCCCACACGATCACGTCCACCGTCCCTTGGCCCCGCGGGTGTTGGTCGAGAACCCTCACCTTGGTGATCGACGGATCGGCGGAGAGCGCCCAGTAGCGGTAGGCGTCGGCGGTGGCCCCGGTGCCCAGGCTGGCCCAGCGCAGCCGGCATCGCAGCCGGAGGTTGTCGTCGGTCTCCTCATCCACCCCCGCCGCGGCGATGGCCAAGTTGCCGATGTTCACGCCGGGCAAGGGGGTGTTGAAGACGGTGATGGTGCCCGGCGCGACGTTATAGGCCGCCCCCGGAGATTCGGCCTTGAACTCCAGGTCCAGCGTGCCCCCCTGGGCCAGCGTGCCGCCTTGGGTGTTGTTGAACCGCAACCCAGAGGGGGTGCTGGCCCAGAGCTGGCCGGGCTGGATGGTGTAGGGGCCGAACCCCGCCTGGGCGGTGAGCCGGACGGTCTGGCGGCAGAACCCGGCGGGCTTGCGGTTCAGGCCGTACATGTTCTCTGCCACCAGGTCCAGCCAAGGGCCGGAGGCGAGCTCGAGGTAGCCCCCTTTGGTGATCTCCAGCCGAAGAGCCTCGAGGTCGGCCAAACCCGCGGAGAGGGCCTCGAGGATGGTGCGCTGCACGCTGCCGGGCTCCCAGTCGGTGGCGGCGAAGCCCTTGGTTTGCAGGATGGCGATGAGCGAGCTGAGGATCTGGTCGCTCGATCGCGGCTGCAACAGTTGGTCAAGCGTCGGCACGCAGCACCTCCACGGTGACGCCGTTGATGCTCAGGACGAATCGAAATGGCCCGTCGGCAGTTTCTAGCTCCACCGCGACCTGTAGGGACCGCGCTTGCGGAGGCCCATCGATAAGCGTCGCCATAGCCGATAGGACTCGCTCGTCCTTCTCGCACTCGGCGGCCACCAGGGTTTCGATCTCATAGCGCACCTCGTCGGTAAGGGCCTCGTTGAGGTACTGCCGGAGGTCGAGCCCGTAGCTCGGGTCGTAGAACAGCCCGCCCCTGGGCGTGACCAGCCGGCGGGCGATGGCCTCGGCGAGGTTGGCGGTGCCCGACTTGAGCCCGAAATCGAGATCGGGCAGGGCGCTCATGTCGATGCCGAAATCTGCCATAGTTACCCCGAATTGGTCTTGGGCGAGCCGCTGACGATGGAGCCCGTCACGGTGGCCGAGCCCAGGGCCACCCCGCTCACCTGGATCTGATCGCCTACGCGGGCCACCGCCGGGCCACCGCCGGCCAGCGCCACCACCGGGGCGTCTACCTCGATCCGGGCGGGGTCATAGACCCGCGTCTTGCCCGCCTCGTCGTCCAGGCGCACCTTGCGGCCCGCGACTGTCGTGACCTCCACGATGACCGTGCCGCCGGCTTCCCACAGATAGGCCACGGGTTTGGCCGGGTCGGCCCCCTCGAAGCCCAGCAGGACCCGACTGCTGGGCTGCACCTTCACGTAGGCCCCGGGCAAAAAAACCCGGAGTGGCACCCGCACCAGCAAGGGGAGTCGGGCGTCGTCCGGCTCGAGGTCGAGCGTCATGTTGCCGTGGTCCTGGAGCACCCTGGCCGGATAAAGAGCCAGATAGTCGATACGCGGTTCTCGGGCCAAGACGCGCAGGCTACGTTTTAACCGCTCAGTCTGCACACCAGACCTCCGTCCGTAGTTCCTTGCCCACCCGGTGGGCCACCCGGTCCACCTTGCCCAGAGGCCGCTCCTCCCCGTCCAAGCGCCCCAGCAGGCTCACGCCGGGCTGGAGGTCAGGGGAAAGCCCCAGGGTGTAGCGGCGGGTCTGGGGGTGAGCCTTCACCACGTCCACCGGCCCCTCCTGGGGGTAGCCGTCCAGGCCGATCCACACCTTCCCGTCGGGCTGTATTCGCCAGGCCCGGTCTGTCCCCGCCAGCAGCGCCGAGAGCTGTTGGTAAGCAGGCCCTTCGCGGCGCACGTAGCGGGTCAGGGTGCCCGGCAGATCGATCTCGCCTATGGCTTCCCCCGCCTCGCCCAGGAGGTCCTTCGCCACCGTGGCCGCGGGGATGCCCTCGTAGTAGCGGCTGGGAAGAACGCGAGACAGCTTGCCCGCGCCCAGCGCGATCGACAGGCTCCACCAGCCCCGCACTTTCTGGGCTACTACGCAGGTACAGGCCAGCGTCTCGCCGCTTTCCCACTTCAGGGTGACGGCCTCGCCGGGTGCCGGTCCTTCGGAGTCGCCCAGCACCAGGCTGCCCACCCCTCGCCCCACGCGGGGCAACGAGAGGTAGGCCTCGGCCACGGGGATGCCGTTGGCGTTAAGGAGGCTCATGGGGTGGGCACCCCCTGCTTGGAAGGGGCAGCGATATCCAGGCCTTCGGGGAGACCGCCACCGCCTTTAGGTGCAGCACCCACGGGCTTGGTTGCCTCGGACTTCTTCTTCTCCCTGGGCTGCCACTCGCGCATGGAGAGGGTCACGGTGGTGCCATCTTTAGCCGTCCAGGGGGTTTGCTCGAGGGCGAAGATGTAGACCTGCTTGATGTTCCAACGCGCCGCGGCGGGGTGCACGATGCCCACCGGCTGATAGGATTTCTGCTCGCGCCGGGGGCGGAAGAGGTCATTGAGCCGCTTGAGCTTTGGCAGTTCTTCCTCGTCCCAGATGGTGATTTCGGCGGTTAGCTCAGCGTCGGCGTACCCCAGGACGGTACGCATAGCCCCGTCAGCCCCGCTGATCTCCTGGGTATCTTCGCGCAGGCCGCCGGGTTTGACCCGCAAGCTCACCGCCCCCTTGAGGTCGGCCTTGCCGCCAGGGGCGATGACGAACCGCTGAGGCCCGACCAGGGTGAGGGCGTGCTCGAGCGCGATCATGCGCCTTCCTCCATCGCGGCCCGCTCGAGGGCCTCGAGCACGGCTTCCACCGCCACCGCCCGCACCGCCTCTGCCACCCGCTTGGCATCCTGGTTGACCCCAGCCTGGACGGTGATGCCGCCCAGGTTGACGGTGATGGTGCGGGCGGTGGGGTTGACCGCCGCCAGCGGGGTGAGGGGGCCGGTGGGGGGTGAGGCCACGGCCAGGCTGGCGCTCACGGTCGCTGCCGCCCCCAGCGTGGCCACCACCCGGCGCACCCGGCTCATTGAGGCCAGCGCACCGCGCTCGAGGCCAGCCCCCATCATCTGGCCGAAGTAGGCGAACCGGCGGGAAGGGGAACGAATCTGCAAGGGGTCGCGGAATCCGGTATCGGCGGCTTTGGCGACCTCGCCGGCTGCCTGACCCACCTCGGGCGCACCGCCAAGGAGCCCGCCCGCCAGGCCCTTGACCACGTCCCGCACCCCAGGGGGCAGCAAGTCGATGGCCTGGCGTAGAAGGCCCCGCAGCAGGTCGGGCAGACGGGCAAAGGCCGCCCCGATTCGCTCGGGTAGGGTGGTGAACCAGTCGAGCAACCCCTTACCCGCCGCTTTGATGCCGTCCCAGGCTTTATTGACCAGGTTGCGGAACCACCCGACCTTGTTATAAGCCAGCACCAGGGCCGCCCCGATGCCGACAATGGCGCCGATGATCCAGCCGATGGGTCCCAGGCCGATCATCCAGGCCGCGGCCATGCGCCCCCCGGCGAGGAGGGCCTGCCCAGAGGCACGGAGGGCGGTGAGGCCCAGCGCGGCCAGGGTGCGGATGGCTGCCCAGACCGCGGAGAGCCCGAGCACGGACACCCGGGCCACGGCGGTAAAAGCCCGGCCCCCCAGAGCCCGCAGGCTGCCCCAAAGAGCATTGAGCCTGCCCACACCAGCACTGACAACCTGGGCCGTGGCGCTGTAGACCCCTCTCCCCAACCGGGCCAGGTGGTCACGGAGGGCCGGTAGCCGACCCCGGGGGTCGGTCAGCACGTCCATGACGAGCGTGGAGCGGGCGGCTGTGCGGGCCAATCCCCTTGCTCCCATCCGGGCCAGGCTGCGGGTGGCCACTACGGTAGCCGCTGTCCCCCAACGGGCCAGGGTGCCCGCCCCGCCTAGGGTGACCAGGTTCAGGACACGCCAGGCCGCCGCCAGGGCCGCAATGGTACCTAGGAGCTTCAGGGCCGAGCCTTCGGTGTTGCCCAGTCCCGCTTTTGTTCCGCCCAGCCCCAGCCCTCCGGTCAGGCGGGAGAGCACTCCCAATACCGGCTGCACCCGCTCCCAGATGGCCGACAGGGCATCGAACCCCGCCCGCACCCCGGCGATGAAGTCCAGCGCGGCCGTCTTGATACCCGGCCAGGCTTTTTTCACCCGTTCCACCATTGCCGTGGCGCGGTTCAGAAATTCCTCGATCTTCGCGCCTGCCGCCTTGGGCTCGGTGGCCGCCGCGAGCGGCCCGAAGGCTGTCTTGAACAGGCTGCCCAGCCCCGCCTCCAGCCGCTTCCCGATGGCAGAACCGGGGGGCTTGGAAAAGTCGGTGAGGTCGGCCAGGTTGGCCAGGAGCTGGCGCAAGGGCTCGGCGGCCTTGCTCTTCTCCAGCCGGAAGGCCAGGAGCTGGGGGCGGCTGCGCAGCGTGGAAACCAGGCCGAAGATGCTGCGGGACTGCTTCTCCATCCCGCCGCCGAAGCGCGCCTTTAGATCCTCGTGGAAGACGCGCAGGGCCGCGTCGGAGCTGATCTGGCCCAGCTCGATCATCTTGCGGACCTTGGGGATGTCCGTCTTGAAGGCCTTCGCCAGCATCTCGAAGGCCGGGATGCCCCGGTTCGTGAGCTGGTAGACGTCCTCGGTCATCAGCTTGCCCGCCGAGCGGATCTGCCCGAAGGTGAAGATCAACTCGTTGAGGCCGCTCGGGCCCAGGGCCAGCGCCGAGGCGGTGTCGCCCAGCGTGGTCAGCAGCGGCTCGATCTGCCGGGTGCTGAAGCCCATCGCCAGCGACTGGCGCACGGCCTCGAGCACCTGCGGCGTCTCGAATGGAGTCTGATCAGCAAATCTGATCGCCCACTGCAGGGCAGCCTGCCCCCGGATGGGTGAGTTCAGGATGGTAGAAAGCGCAATGCGCTGCTGCTCGATAAAGCCGATCTGGTCGATGAAGCCCTTGGCAGCCAGCCCGACCGCACTGCCGACGATGAGGTTAGGCAGGGTGAAGACCCTGCCGGGGATGCTGGCCAGGGATGACCCCAGCGCCCGCGCTCGAGCCGTGGCGCTCCCGATGGCGCTCCCCGCCGCGCCCAGCCGGCGCAGGGCCTCGACCAGCCGCCCAGCTGCCCGCTCAGAGAGGCCGAATCTCTCGGCCAGGGCGCGCTGGGTGGCCCTGGCCGCCCCGTCCACGCTCTTAAGCGCCTTCTGGGTGGCCCCCAGGGCCGCGTTGACCCGCCGCGCCGGAGCGCTGGCCCGGTCGATGAGGGAAAAGAACCACTCCAGACGCTTCATGGTGTTTACTTCGAATTCAGTCTCGACAACAGGTCGGCGGCCACCAACAGTGCCCCGGCCATTGCCTCGGGGCCCTCCTCACCGCGCTGGTAGGCCAGCAGGAGCCGGGCGGTGAGGGCCAGGTCTCGCTCTTTGAGCGCACGCTCGTAGAACTCTCTAGAGCGCGCGAAACTCGGCCTCTTCGGTGGCCCCCGCCAGCCGCACCAACTGCTCACCGAACGGGGCCACCAGACCGGGCTTGCGCTCGAGGATGGTCGCCAGCTCGCCAGCCTCGGGCCAGACCACCGAGTCCCGTAGCAGGGCCTCGAGCGCCTCATAGCGCCGGTCCTCGCGGGAAGCCAGGGCCATGAAGCGCTTCATGGAAGCGCGGGTGGGGGCCTTGACCACCACCCCCACCCCGGCGGCTTCGAGCAGGTAGACCTCACCGTGCTCGGCCTTGAGTTTTTCGATCATCTTCGCGTCCAGCGGCATCTAGTCTCCTAGCTGAGCATCTTCTTCAGGGGTTTCTTGCCGCCGAACTCGATCCACAGGATGTGCAGATCGAGCTTGACGGTGAGCCCGTCGGTGCCCTGGGAATGGGATTCTTCCACCTTCTTGATGCGGCAGCCGCGCAGCTTGTCCGTCACGGTGGGTCGCCCATCCTCGGCGTAGCTCACAGTGATGTCGAAGGATTTCTCCATGTAGCCGTCGCCTAAGACGTCCAGCAGCTCCTTCCACTCCTCGAGGTAGGTAGTCAAGCTGCCCTCGGCCTTGAGGTCGCCCTTGGTGCGGCCCAGCAGTTGAGCGTGCGCCCCGCGCACCTCCCCAGGCTCGAGATCCTGGGAGTAGCTGACCTCCTTGTGCCCGTAGAATTTCTTCCCGTTCACGTCGGCCTCGATCGAGGCGTAGCTGTAGCGGTGTCCGTTGATCAGCGGATATTCCATCCTCTACCTCCTAGGCCGCAGCCGCCTCGAGGGCCGGGTTGTTGAAGCCGATGTCTACCTCGATGTACTCCAGGTAACCCAGGGGGCGCACCCGCACGGTGAGCGTGGTGCTGCGGGTGGAGATCACGTTGGAATCGCGCTTCAAAACCACCTGCACCGCCGAGGCGTGCCCGGGCGAGACCAGGCCCGCCAGGAGCTGGCCCTCCACGAAGGCCTCGATGGCGCGGGCGTCGGGCTCGTAGATGTTGCCCTGAGCATCCACCCGCACCGAGTCGTTGAGGTAGCGCAAGGCCGCGTTGCGGGCGATGCGGCAGGCCCGGTCCATCACCCGGCGGTTCTCGATGTACTGGAAGTCCGAGCCCTGGGGGGCCTTGACCCGGCCGCGCGTGAAGTAGAAGCCATCCCGCCCGATGATAGTGCGCATCGTGAGGAAGCGTTGCTCATCCATGCCGGGGGTGGCGAACTCGTCACGGTAGAGGCGGACCACGCCCTGCACCGGACCGGTGATCACCCGCCCCAGGTGCTCATGCACCGGGATGGCGGCCAGCCGCCCCGAGGCCACCCACGCTGCGCTGCGCTTGTGCACCCGCCCGGTGAGCGGGCTGGCGAGCTCGGCGTATCCACCAGCGACAGCCACCCGCTTGTCGGCGAAGTTGGCCCAGGCCGCGATCAGGTTGGCGTCGGTGTCGTCGGCGGCCTCGAGCAAGGCGAAGGCGAAGCGGTAGGCGGTCTCGGCTTCCTGCATGCGGGTGGCCACCCCGGCCGCGATGGCGGGGGTGGCGGCCCCCACCACGTGCACCCAGCCCCACTCGCGCGGGTCGGCCAGCAGCGTGGTGAGCGCGTTGTTGAGGTCGGTGAGGGTGTAGGCCGGGGCAGTGCTGGTGAAGCTGTAGGTGTCGCCCTTGGCGAAGCTGGTCCCGGAAGCCCCATCCGTGAAGGTCAGCGTCAGCCCGGTACCAAGCAGAACGTAGCTACCCCCCGTGGGCACGGCGATCTCAGGGCTCCAGTTGTCCCCCCCGTCCAGGGTGTACTGGAAGGCGGCGGTCCCGGCGGCCAGATTCGCCCCGTCGCGGGTGATCTTGACCTGCACCTCGTAGGCGTCGTTGGGCGAGCCGCTCACCGTGAGGTTGCCGGTGCCGGTGCCGCTTTTGGTCACCGCGCCGGCGCTCCCCGCTACCGAGGCACCGGCGCGGATGGCGTACACCGGCGCGCCGGAGAGGGCCAGGTGGGTGGCCAGGGCCTCGGCCAGGGGGCCACTTACGAAGGTGTCCTGAACCTGCTTAATGCTGGTCACGGCCACGATCTGGCCCACCGGGCCGCTCGAGGCCACGCCGACCTTGGCCGAAACTCCATCCGTCGGCGGAGGCAGGATGCCGAGGGAGCCATCCTGGATGTCGAACCAGGCGTCGGGTAACAAAGGCTGCGGCATCAGCGGATCACCTCACTTTCAGTGGCTTTTAGGGCCTTCTGATACTCAGCCTCGGTAAGCTCAGCGGCCACCGGCCAACCAAACTTGGCCCTGGCCGCCGCGAAGAGCCAGGTCGGCGTGTTGAATAGATCACGCCATTCCTCCACCGTGCGGCGGGGGGGTTCGGTCTTCTCGGTCTCTTTTTCCTTGGGCATGTGTGCCTCCTCTGTGCCTCCTCATTGAATGAATCCGCCGCACTCCTGCGCGATCTGCTCGAGCGTGGCGAAGGTCTCGGCTCGCAGCAGGGGCGCGGCTACGCTGAAGGTCACGGTGAGCAGCGCGCCCAGCTTCTCCCACTCCTCCGCGTCCCAGGTGGCGTTCTCGAGTTGAAACGAGGTGCCCAATATAGCCTGCAGCGCCGTGGTCGTTTCAGACAACAACGATTCGACCTGAGCGTAGCTGTCGCCCCAGATGTGTAGCTCGAGCAGCACACGGCGCTCCCAGAGCACGCGGCCCGGCTGGGGTTGGGGACGATCGGGAGGGGCGAAGCGCTCAGCCAGCGGATAGAGCACCAGCCGGGGGGGAGTGTCGTGCTGGGCCAGGTACTGCCGCCCCAGGTAGAGCGGAGTACCCGGCGGCAGGCGGCCTTGCAGCTCGTTGTAAAGCTCAATGATCAAGGGTGGCCTCCAAATAGGTTTGGGCCGTCTCGGCAAACGCCCGCTCCCAACGGGGGGAAAGCTGAGGCTCGGGTACGAAGGGACGGGCCGGCATCTCCACCCGCTTGGCCTGGACCCAGCGCCCCCGCCCACCCTTGCGTTTGCGGGAGCCGCCGGCCAACCTGAACTTCAAATACTTGGCCCGCCTGGGCCGGATGACCCCACCGTACTGGTGGATGGCCGCGTAACGCACGTTGCTACCCACGATGAAGCCCTCCGGAGTGGCCTTGTAGCTGAAGCTGCGGCGCAGCCTGCCGACGTCAGAGAGGGTTTGACCGCCCTCGAGCTGAGCCCGGAGCGAGCGCTTCCAGGGACGGTCCCAGGGGTCGCGCTCCCCGGCGAAGGAACGGGCAATTTCCTCGAGGGCCGCCTCGGCCACGTTGCGGGAAAGCCCTTGACGCCACTCCGCGTTCCCCAACTGCTTGGTGCTCCGCAGCAGCCGGTCGAGTTTGGCGAAATCACCCCGAATGCCCATCACCACCTCCGGGGGGCGGTCACGGCGTGGATGCCTTCGCCGGGTGTGGTGGGGGTAGCGTCCACGATGTCCACCGGCGTCACCACCCCTAGCGACACGTCCCGCAGCCACCGGATGGCATCCTCGTAGCGGAGCCTGACGTGTTCGTCGGCCCCCTCGGGGGCAAAGCCTCGGGCGGCCAGCAGGTCGTAAGCGGCGATGATGGCCACGGTACGAGTCAGATCAATACCCCAGGCAGAGAGGGGCAGGGTGTAGCGAGCCTGCAAGTAGCTGTCGGCCACCCGGCTGGCCGCCTCGAGGGCCCGCTGCTGGTCGGCAGCGGAGATGCCCGCCAGGGCGGCAGAGCGCAACCCCAGCGCGGTGAGGTCGGTGAGGGTGGCGTAAACGGGCATGATTTGTCCCTATTCCTCGGCGGCCTGCAGGGCCGCCTGGGCCTCCCGCTTGGAAAGCCCCAGCTTTTGCAGCGCGCTCACGCTCTGCGCACGCAAGTCCTCGAGGCTGTGGATCCCGGCGGCCTCGAGCTTGTCGCGCACCGGGAAACCCTCGGGCAGGGGGGTAGCGACAGCCGTTCCCTCGAGCGCGGCCATCCGCTCCCGCCAGTAACGCCTCAGTGCGGTGATGCCCACGTCGCCTCCTACTGGGTGATGAGCCGCACCACGCCGGCCTTGGTGCTGCTGGGCAGGCGGGAGTAGCGGTGAGCCACGTAGTAGATGTTGCAGGCCAGGATGTTGGTGTCTGCGAGGATGTCGCGGTCGGTCTCGACGATGGGGACGCGGTTGTACCACAGGGCCAACGCGCCCGGCTTGATCAGCAGCGATACGTACTTGGTGGGGGTGCCAGCGATGACGGGAGCGCGGTCGGAGATGATCAGGGGCAAGCCGAGCACGCTGGGCAACCCGCCTGCTTTGGCGTCGGTGAAGAGCGGCAAGCCGTTGGAGTCCTTGATCTTCCGCAGATCACCGGCCACTTTGGAGTGCACCACGAAGGCGGCCACGTTTTGGGACTCGTCACCCCACGCCTGAAGCCCGTCCACGATGGCGTCGTAGCTGATGGTGGCGGTGGAGCGATCCACCTCGATCTGGCCGGCACCGGTGGCACCGGCTTTGGCCACCAGGGCGGAGTCGAACTTACGCCGGGCCCCCTCGACGATCTGGCGGCCAGCTTCGGCGTAGGGGTCGGCGTACATGGCGGCCATCTGGGCCCAGCTCGTCATCTCGACAGCCTTCCCGCTGCGCTGCACCACGCTGCTCTCGCTGGTCATGGCCAGCGAGGCCGGGGTGAGCGGCGCGGACTCAGCCACGTCCTCGAACTCCCCGATGGAGCCGAACAGCGGCACCTTGATGGTGTCGCCGCCCCGCACTGCCTCGGGCAGGGTAGCAGACTCCACGGCGGCCCCGGTGCCGAACAAGGCGATGCGGTCGGGCCAGGCCCCGGCCACGGCGTCGGCCAAGACCTCGAGAATGATCAGGTTGGAACGGGTGGTAACAGGCATCTAGTCCTCCTCAGTAACCCATCGCCTCTTTGCGCAGGCGGCGGTAGGTCTCGGGGCTCTGCTCGTACAGCTCGGCGCGTTGGCGGGCACTGAGCTTGGCCCACTCGAGCGGCCCCTCGGCGGGTTCGGTGGCGGGTTCGCCCAGCACCCTGGGGGCCACAGCCAGGAAGGCAGACAGCGCCTCGACGCTCTGCCCCTCGGCCCAGCCCAGCATGGCCGGGGTCAGCTTGCCCTCACGCTTGCCCTGCTCGATCAGGGCAGCCAGGCGCTCGCGGGTGCGCTCCGCCTCGAGTGCGCTCAAGCGCTCCTGCACCCGGGGCAGCTCCTCGGCGGCAGAGCGCCAGGCCTGCACCACCGCCAGCGCCTCGTCGGTGCTGGCGCGCCCGGTGAGCGCGGTCAACTGACGCTCGAGCCCCGTCAACCGGGTAATCACGGCCCCGGCTTCGGCCTCGGTGGCGTCCTCCCTAAGCCCTAGCATCCGTACGATTTCTTGCATGTCGTTCCTCCTAGCTACCAGCGGTTGCATCCGTTTGGTGGCCGGTATGTTGGTCAGGGCCAGGTTGATCAGCTCGACAATCCGGCCCTTCTCGTCGGCGTAGAACGCGGGCGAGAAGTAGCGGTACTCGCGCCCTGCGAGTAACGCCTGAGCCCGCTCAGTCCACTCCACGTTTACCGCCCATAACCCGTCCCCACGCAGCTCGAGGTCAAACCACCCCGCCGCTGGAACCGGGCCGTTGGCCACCGGCTCGAGCGCCTGGTGCTCGTAGTCGATGGAGAGCCGGTTACCGTACTCCTGCCAGCGCGAGAGGACGCTCGCCGCGGCCTCCTGGTCGAACAGGAAAACACCCTTGGTGGTCTCCACCTGGCCGAAAGGGAAAATACGAAACTCCCCAGGGGGGGCACCCTGGGGAAGCTCGAGGGTCAGTTTGTGGGGTTGGGGCATGGCTACAGAAAAACCCCCGCCGGGGGGGCGGAGGACACTTTGCCTAGGTTAGCTTCAGGATAACACGAAGTGGAGCAGAGTCAACCCTCGAGCGTGCTATACTGGGGTCAACCCACCGGGGTGGGCCTGGACTCCCGATACCCCGGTGCAGGACGCACGGCTTGCCAGGAGGCCGAGGCCCCTTTTTTAATCCCGCTTAAAGCGCAGAAAGCCGATTCGTTGGGCATTCAAGTAACTGGCCTGGCGACTTTCGAAAAACGTATACCCCCCTACCAACACCCCTTTTTGAAACTCCCCCACAAACAGCACGTTGCGCTGCCGCTCATCCCGGTAAACCTTGACGTAGCGAATACGAAACGCCACTGCCCGCCCATTCACCTTGCGCATGGGCACCAGCCAGACTTCCTCCGGCTCCCGCACCAGGTCGGGGAGCCAGGAGAGAAAGCGCTCGCGCCCGTCCGGCTTGAGGTGACGCAGGAACTCATCGTCCAGAATCACCGTCATGCCGGTGGGGTCCTCCAGGTACAAAGGCACGCCGCCCCAGGCGGCCTCCAGGGCTCGCCTGAACCCCGCTTCACCAGCTTCCTTGACCGTAGGCAGCAGCGCCGCAGGAGCGGGGTGCGTAGACAGGCGCTCAGGCCGTCCGTAGCTTCGCCAATCAGGGGGATCACCGATGAAGGCCGGCTCCCACTGGCCCGGCTGAGTCTGGGCGGTGACCCCCCGCGCGTAGGCCCGCCCCCACTCGCTGGCGTCGGGAGCCAGGCCGAACCCTTCTTGCCGTGGCACGCTGGGAGGCCGCTCGGTGGTGCCCCGCCGCTCGGCCTCGGCCTGGGTGAGGCTGCGCACGCCGGAGCGGCAGTTGAAGTGCAAAGGGGGCCAGTTCGATCGCCACCACGGGTCGTCCGCCGGGAGCACCGTCCCGTTGCGCTCCTGGCAGATGCGGGTGGTGCGGGAGTCCAGGATCGCGTCGTACATCCGGTAGGGGCGAGTTTGCGTGACCTGGGGATCCTCCATCTGCGCCCAGCGCCCTGAGGAGTAGGCCATCTGCACATTGGTGCGAAAAATGGTCTCGAGCCGCTGCCCATCCGGGCGGCCCCAGGCGGCCTCGAGGCGATCCCTCACGCTGCTGATCCACTCCCGGTAGGGCGTGCCCTGCTCGAGGGCCTGGCTCAAGCTCTCCCACACCTCGGCCAGCAGGTCGAGCCCGGCCACCCCGGCCACGGTGAAGGCCTTGCGCCTAGCCTGCTCCTGTAGCGTCAGCCACTCCTCCTTGGTGAGCGGCACCCGGGAGCGGAACCAGGCGATAGCTTCTTCCGGGTTGACCGGGTTGGCGCTAACCTTCCACATCGGATCGCACCGCGTAGCGCCCGGCCAGTTCGGCCAGGATCAGGGCGTTTTCCATCAGCGTAGCCAACATGTCCGGTTGAATCGGCACCAGCCGTGATAGCTCCTGGCGCAAACCCTCGTAGTCCTCGGCACGCTCGAGGGCGCTCAGCACCGACCGCAACAGCGGGTTGGTGGCGCTGGCAGCGGGCTCGAGGGCTGCGTCCGTCAACCGGTCGGCGTAAAGCTGGCCCTGCACAAAGCCGCTGGAGGCGGCTAGGCGGTCCCCTGAGGCCAGGCGCACCAGGGCCTGGCCCCGGCCGTTCTGCAACGGCACGCCATAGCGCTCGAGCAGCGCGCCCACGTCCACCGGGGCCCCGGCCTGGCCCAGCGTCGCCACCGCCTGGGCCAGCTTGGCCAGGGTGTCGGCGTTCTGGGCACTGTCCTCCGGCAACGTGGTATTCCAGCGCGGCCAGGGGGCCAGGCGGGCGTCGCCGTAGTTGAACTCGGCCCAATAGGCTAGAACCTGCTCGTGCAGGCTGGTGGCGAGCCCCTCGGCGTCGGCCTCCAGCAGGTCTTGCCGCACCGCGTCGTGCACGCGGGCCGCGGCGAACGAGCCACCCTGCACCTCGGTGGTGAGGTTCTGGCCCAGGATGGCCGTGGTGAGGGCGGTGTTGGCCCAATTGATGGCCGCTTCCTTGGAGCGCCAGACGTCGCCGTTCGGGGAGAGGATTTGCAAGCTATACCCCTCCGGCAAGGCGATGCCGGTGGAGCTGCCCAGCTCGGCCAGGTCACGGGCCAGCTGCTCGCGGGCCTCGGCGGTGGTGGGACCACTGGCCTGGCCCACCCGCAGCGCCCCCACCTCGTTATCGCGCGCCCAATAGCGCACCGCATCCTGCTTGACCAGCCACGGCACGGCCAGTGCGCGCCACAGGCCGTAGGACCAGGGCCGCCGGGAACCGTAGGGGGTGAAGAGCCACCACGCGCCAGGGCGAGGCTCGAGGCGGGGGCTTTCGCGCGTCTGCACATACCAGGTCCCGGCGGTGGAGTCATACACCAGGTTACGGGGGTGCCAGACCTCGAGCACCGGCAGCACCCGCCTGCTCTCGCCCTCCTGCCAGTCCAGTCGGGCCAGGCCTACCCCCAGCAGGAGCCCCCAGGCCACGAGTTGATATAGGGATTCCTCCGGGGCGAAGGTCCAGAAATCGGCCTCGAGCGCCCGCGTGATGGTGCGCCCCTCGCGGTTGTTGGCGGGCTCGAACGCGAGGGGCAGGCCCAGCAGCCCGCGTATACGGGTGCCCAGGGTAGCCTGCACTCGGTCATCGACCAGCATGGTTTCTACCAGTTCAGCGGCCAGCCGGAGGTTCCCCGACTCGGCCAGCTTCCAGGCGGCGGTGAGGTCGGCGGGAGACCAGTCGGCGCGGCTCCAGGCCGAGGGCTCGGTGGCTAGCTGGGGTTGAGGTTTCGCCATATCTCCATCAGCTTCTTTCTCGCCAGGATGTATTGGATACGGGTGGGCCGCTCGGCGTGCAGAAAGGCGGCCAGGTCGCGGGCTTCCTGGCTGCGCGCTTCCGCGGGGGCGTCGGCCTCGAGGGCCTGGCGCAGTAGCGGTTGTACCCGCTCCCAGGGGATGCGGTGGTGCCCCACGCGCAGCTCGTAGGTATGGCAGGAGGCGAGCAGGGGCTGCCGGGGCTCTCCCCCACCCGCACCCGATGGGGGCCCGGTGCGCCTCATTCGCGCCCGGAGGGCAGCGGCAAGAAGGAGAGCAATGTCGGCTCCTCCTCGCTTAGCTCGAGGGTGTGATACGTAATTCCGCAGTTGTTGCACCGATACCGCCGTTTGAGCGCCACATCCGGCCATGTGCCCTCCAGCGCCACGCGGCCACGGGGGCGCACGTCAGCGCCCCCGCAGCGCGGGCAGGGTACGAGGTAGAGTTTGCCTAGCTTAGCCATAGATTAGCACACCCTGGAGCCCGCTCCACTACCCCCACCTCGAGCGCACCCGAACCGCGCTGTACTCCGGCGGCCCACCGCGCACCGTCCAGAGGGCCAGGGCCAGGCTCATCACCGTGTCGTCGTGGGCACCACTGGGAGCCTCGTAACTCACCCCGTAGGCCCCCTGTTTAGCTTGCAGCGCCCGTAACTCGGCCAGCAGGGTGGGCTCGGGGAACAACTGCAGGCGCTCTTCTGCCAGGGACAGGCGCAGCTCGTTGACGAGCTGCGCCTTGCTCTGGGCGGTGAAGCGGAAGGGGTGGGTTTGGGTCCAGGCCCGACGAAGTCGCTCGTACACCGGATCGCCCACCCCGGTGGCGTCTACCGTGAGCCGGGCCTGGTAGCGCTCGAGCACCCCCAGCACCCGCGCCTCGGTGTAGGCCCACTCCCCGTGCCAGCGCTCCTGGTGGACCAGCCGGTAGGGCAGCTCGGTCACGTCGAGGATGCTCAGGCTGGACCAGTCGGCCAGGCGGGCTAAGTCCAAGCCCGCCGCGTAGGCTCGCCCCGGCTGGGGGGGTTCGGGGGCCACGAGGACCACCGCGCGCTGAATGAGCGCTTCGGGGATGGCCCCTCCGGCCTCGAGGAACTCCGCCAGGTACTCCTGCCGGAACGCCCAGTCGCCCAGGGCCCGGCGCTCGGCCTCGAGAAAGGCGCGGTCGATGCGGGGGATGTCGTACGCGGTCACCCGGATGCGCTCTCCCCGCTCCTCCGCCCAGGCCCGGTAGAACCAGCCCCGCATCCCGTAGGGGGTGGAGATAGCCACCAGCCGCCCCCCGGTGACGGCCAGCATGGGGCGGGCAGCCTGGTACAGCTCGTCGGGGATCCAGGCCGCCTCGTCGAGCACCACCAGATGCGCCGAGTAACCGCGTATCCCCTCCTGAGCACCAGGGAGCGCGATGACCCGGCTGCGGTTGGGTAGCTCGAGACGTAAGGCGCTCTCGCCCGCCAGCTCGAGCCCGAGCTTGGCGGCCAGAGAGCGCACCTTGGCAGCCAGCTCGGAGGATTGCCGCAGGGTGGGAGCGATGAGCAAAATAGTACGCTCCGGCCAGGCGTAGGCCGCGTGGAGGGCCAGCGCCGAGGCCACCGTGGATTTCCCGGCCTGCCTCGAGGCCAGGATGTATAGCTCATTGCCCACCGAAAGCAAAGCCCGCTCCTGCCAGGGGTCGGGCTCGAGCCCGACCCGCTGGAGCAGGGCCACAGGCGATAAGGCTAGAGCTAGGTCAGTCGCGATGTCCATCGAGCAACACCTTGGCCGCGGCGTGGGCGGCCTCTGGGTAAGGGCGCAGGGCCTCGAGCAGTCGGGTGCGGATGGTCAGCCACTCAGGAGAGGCCAGCACATTGACTTGCACCTGGGGGCGCTCATGAGCCAGCTCGCCCAGCAGGCGGGCCTCGAGTTCCAAGAGCCGGGAGAGCGCGTGGATGGCCGCAATGGCGTCGCGCCGCTGGCCCTCCTGCCGCGCCTCGGCCAGGATGCCGAGCGCTTCGCGGTTGAGGTCGCGCAGGCGCTCGAGGACGCTCCGGCCCGGCTCGATTACGCGAGCCTGGAGGGCCATACGGGTGAGCTGTTGGAGATGCTTACTGTGGCGGCTCAAGGATGCGATCGAAACAGAATGCTGTTTCGCTATGTTTCGAAACGAATCACCACGCGCCAAGGCCTCATCTATCTTCTCCCGCTCTGGGTGACTACAAATTTTGCATTTGCCTGCGATATTGATCCCTCCTCATAGCCGCGCCACCTCGAGCAAGGTCGCCCGACGGGCTACCTGGAGCCGGGCTTGATAGGCGCTAGGGGTGGCGCCGCCGGGGGTGTCGGCCATACCTCAGCAATCCCCGAACCAGCGGATGCCCCCGTCGAGCAGGTCCACGCCGACCACCACCGGCTCGCGCCCGTCCGAGGGCTGGGTCGCCAACACCACCCGGCCCTGGTCGAGGTCCCACCCGTGGACGGCCATCGGACGGCCATGGTAAGCGATGACCCTGCCCAGCCAGCGCTCGAGTTCCTCCTCCCGCCACACATGCACCGGCAGGTTGAAAAGCCGGTCGATGGCCCACTGGGCGTCGAATAGGGCCCGTTCGGCGCTGCGGCGGCCGAAGCGGTAGACCTTCTTGCGGTTGAAAGAGATCTCGACCTGGACCCAGGCGCGGACCTCGGCCCCGCTCAGGCTGCTGTCCTTGAGGTAGTTCTCGGAGCGGACCTGCACGTCCACCAGCACCCGGTGCCCGTCGAAGCCCTCGATGCGGCCGTCGGGGAAGCGGGCGTAGATGAGGACCAGGGAGTGGTGGTCCACGCCGGTCACGGTGCCGACGCCCCGGTCCAGGGGTTGCCCCACGACCCCGCCGGCGAACAGGTCGACGATGATCTCGTGGTCGTGCAGGCCGAAAAGGGGCCGGGCGCCGCGAATCCTGCGCGCCATCAGGGCACCTCCTCGAGCCCCAGGGTCTGGAGGCCGGCCTCGAGAGCCGCGCTGGGGATAAACGCCTGGTCGCCGGGGATTTCGTCCCCGTCCCAACCCTGGGGCCAGACCCGCTGCTCCCACAGCTCGTGGATCCGGGCCAGCTCCTCGGCGGTGACCAGCTCCACCTCGGGCCGCCCCTCGGCCCGAGCACGCTCGTTAACCTCCCGCTGAATCCCCAGCACGTATTCCAGCCCGTAGCGCCGGGCCTCAAACGTCAACGGCCCCAAGCGGTCGCCACCTTTGACCAGCGTCCCATCCCTTCTCCGCTCGCCCCGCTTGCGCAGGCGGCTGTGGGGGGCGCGCAGCTCGGGCCACAGCTCGCGCAGGCGGAGGAGCGGCCTGAGGTAGGCCCAGTGCGGGAGCTCGACCACGGTCTCGAGCGCGAGGTCGCGGCTAGCCACCGGGCAGCCCATGCAGCCGGTGCGGGCGTTGACCTCCTGGGCCTCGCTGCCGCCGTACGCCTCGGCCACGAACTGCGTCGGATAGCCCAGCTCAGGGGCGTAGGTCAGCCAGTCCCACACGTTGCACACCCGCCAGTGGGCGATGGGGGCCAGGTAGTCGCCGTACCCGCCGGGGAGGTCGCGCTGGAAGTAGCCCTGCCCGCACTCGGTCCCCTCGCGGCTGCAACTGATGGCGATGCGCTGGTCGCGGGCAACGCTCTCGCCGATGCGCACCCCGGTGATCACCAGCAGCCGGCCGTGCCGCCGGTGCAGCGCCCGCAACGCCGCGTTCATCGGCCCCATCTTCATGACGCCGGTGCACCAGCGGAAGCGGGCACCGCTGGGGGGCACGCCCCGGCCCAGCATGTAGACGAAGAAGCGGTGGTCGAGCGGGGGCGTCACCACCCGGACCCGCACCCCCTGTGCCTCGAGGTGCCGCAGGACCTCCAGCGCGCTGGCCTGGAGGGGGGGCAGCTCGAGGCGGGTGTCGGCGTAGAGCGCGGTGAGGGTCTCGGGGGGGCGCACCCGGCCCTCCCGGACCAGCCAGTGCAGGGCGGTGAGGGTCGCCGTGCTGTCTTTCCCCCCGCTGAAGGTGACCACCCAGTGCCTCGAGCTGGGGCCGTAGAGGTTGAGGTCGGCGGCGGTGAGCTCGAGGGCTCGGGCGAGGTCCATCCGCACGTCGTCGAACAGGGAGGGCTGCCGTTTCACGGCGCGCATCATGCCCCCACCTCCCCCCACCCCCCGACCTCGGGCAGCCCCGCCACTCTCCAGCAGTCCACCGGCACAGCCAGATAGCCGCACAGCATCTCCCAGGCGTCCTCGAGGTTGTCCGCCACCCCCACCCAGTCCCCCTTGGCCCGCAGCAGATCGTGCATCTCCCGCTGCTCACGGGTGGGCCGCTGACCTGGGCGCTTGAGTTCGATCCAGCCCTTGCGGTAGCCGTGGCGGGCCAGGTCGATCACCACGTCGGGCAGCGCACGCTTGAGCCCCATCGCCTTGGCCCGCACCGCCTGGGGGCTGTAGACCCGCCCGGAGGCATCGCGCCTGTAGCCCAGGGTCAGACCGGCGGGGTAGGAGTAGACCCAGAAGAAGTCCGGGTTGCGCGCCTCGGCCTTGCGGCAGCGCGCCATCAGTTTGGCCTGGAGGACGGATTCTTTCACGCCTCCTCCCACAGCGCCGGCTGGTCTGACCCCGTCCCATCGCCGCCACAGGCCTCGTCGAACTGCCGCCACTCCTCGGCATCTTCAAGGGTGTCGAACTGCACTTGCTCGAGCCTCAGGAAGCCCTCGGGGTCAGCTGTGTCGAGGTCAGCGATGCCGCGCCCCCGAAACCTAAAGTCCAGCGGGTCCGCGTCGAATCGAACGTAGCGTTTCATGCCTTCACCTCCTCCGATAGCTCTTCGAGCACCCCCACCCATCCCGTGGGATCCACCCACGGCCAGTTGCCCACCAGCCGCTCCACCGCCAACACCAGCCAGGCCCAGCGTTCGCATTCTGAGCGCACCGCCTCGGCTTCGGGCGTGAGGATCAACCCGGAGTAATCCGCCTGCTTGGGCACCAGCCAGCGGCCCTGGGCCCGCAATTGGTCCCGCTGCGCGTTAGCCTCGAGCCACCGCCGCAGCACCGGTCTGAGCGCCCGTTCACGCCCGTAAGTGGGCAGGTTGCGCTCAATGCCCGCGTAGGTTTTCGCCACATCCTCCCAGGGCTCCAGCCCCCGGCGGAGCAACGCGTCCGCGACGTCGGTGGCTAGCCAGACGGCCTGCTGCTCCGCCGGGCTGGGGGCGGCGCGCCACTGCTCGACCAAATCGCTCACCGCTTGATGCCAGCTCGTCGCCCAGCACCAGTGCTCGGGGTATTCCACGCGCTCGAAGCCGGCGGCCTCGAGGGCCGGCACCAGGGCCTCGGGGATCCCCAGGGTTCCGGGCCGCACGTACGCTCCCACCGCCCCTTTCGTCGCCAGTTCGGAGGTCTCGCCGTCCAGCGTCTTCAACGTCACGGCGGCTCCCATCCGCCGGGCCTCGCGCAGCAGCTCGTGCTGATGGGGCTCCTGGTCGAGCCAGTAATAGGCGCGGTAGTGGGTAGCGTAAAGCCTTTGCAGCACAGCGAACTTGTGCTGAGCGATCTCAGAACGCAGCTCGGGGGGTAGATTCTTGGCGGGCTTGATGTTGATTGTCCCGTTCCCCGCCACCGTGATTTCGCAACCCGCAGCGCGGGCCCGGTCCAGCAGGCTGCCTACGTCAAATGACGATGACATCGTCTTCCTCCTCTTCTGTAGCCAGGCGTGGGGCATCTCTCCACCAATCCACACCGAGCTCGGTATATCGGCCCAGATACAAGGCCTTGCGCGCGCGCGTCATGCCCACGTAGATCGCCCGCTGAGTTGCTGCCCGGTCCTGTTCAGACGCGTGCCAGGCTTTGCTTGCTGCTGGGGAAAGATCCGGCCACAAAAAGACCTGATCCGCTTCGCCGCCCTTCACCGAATGGATAGTCCCCACCACGATGCGCGGGTTGCGGGCCGCTTCTATCCCGTGTCGGGCGATGACCTCGAGGGCGTAACGTAGACTGCGGGTGTCGTCTCCCCCCAGGTACAGCAAATTCACCAGGGCCCAAGGGTCGCCGCTGAGCAATGCGTCCACTGCGTGGGGCAGTAAGTACTCGCTCAACACCTCCGCGCTCATGATCGGCCCCCCCCTAGCCTTGGCCTCTTTCTCTAGCATTCCCTTGCGGTTGCGATGAAACACTTGATGGGCGGGAAGGTGGCGTACTAGCTTCCACACCACCCCGAGTCGAGCCCGCCTCTCGAGCACCTCTTCCAGCGCCCCCAAAGTTTCTCGACGCAGCGGGTTCCACATCCCCTGGGTGATCTGGTATGGGTTGTGGAAGGGAAGGCTACGCCGCTTGAGTTCGGCGATTAGAGGCCCTAGCAAGTATCCTGCCGAGGCCAGGAACATCACGGTTTCTTCCGTCTCAAGAGCCTTTTCTAGCGCCCGTAAGCTGTAGTCGGGGCGGCGCAGGCTCTCGCCTGTACGAATTACAAGGCCGTCGCCTTCGTTCGGCTGAATGGGCGTAGGGTACGTTTGCCAATACAGCGCTTCCTTGACCACCTGCGGGGGCAGTCGCCAGGACCGCTTGAGCACGTGGGTGCGCTCGGGGGGGATGGGCGGGTTGTAGAAGCCCTCTCCATCGGCCCCCTTGAAGTGGTAGATGGCCTGATTGGGGTCCCCGGCCAGGATGTAGCGCTCTACGTAACGCCCCCAATCCCGCACCAGGCGCAGCTCGAGGGGGCTCATGTCCTGGGCCTCATCCACGAACAGCCAGGCGCAGCGGGGCAGCATGGAGCCCTCGCACATCTCGATCATGTCGGTGAAGTCGATCAGGCCGTTCTGGTCTTTGAAGTCTTCCCAGGCCTGGGCGAAGTCACGGACGCTCTTGGACCACGCTTCGCGGGGGATCAGGCGGGCTCGATTCCACTGGTACTCTGCCATCAGGTGGTCGCCCAGCGTCTTGCCGGTGCTCCCCACCGGTTGCACCTCGAGCGCAGTTTCACCGCCTTTGCCGCTAAGGGCGTACTGCGGCGCAACCTGGGCCCAGTTTTTGAGGTTGGCCTCGTTCCCGTCAGCCACCTGCTCCTTTTTCAACCCCAGCGCCCGGAAGCAGAAGCTGTGGAGCGTCGCACAGTTTTCCTCAGGCAGGTTTACCCGCCCGGCGATCTCGCGAGCGCCCGCCCGGCTGAAACTGGTGGTAATGATATCGGACGGGTCATAGCCTTCTTCGCTTACTAGCTTCTCGATCCGGCGTTTGAGGGTGGTAGTCTTCCCGGCCCCTGGCACCCCGATTAGCCGATACTCGTTATCCATAGCTCCTCACCTTGCGCCTTGTGCCTTGCGCCTTTGTCCTAAATGGACTAACAAGTTTTCGAGCTTCTTAGTACAAACTTTATAACGTCCTGGACGGTAAAAACCCCCCTTGTACTAACTGGCCTAAGAACTTTTGCATTTCGTGTGTGATTTCTTAGGCCAGTTAGTACAAACCACCTTTTCTCTCGTCCTGGACGGCTTAGAACTTGTACTAAAATCTCGCATAGGTACTTAGGCCATTTAGGCCAATTCACGGGGTTTCTCATAGCCTTAGCTCCTCCGGCATCAAGTAGTCGGGGGTCAGCATCGGCGGGAGGAGGTAGTAAGTGGGGCGTAAGTTGCGGTTTTTTTTACCCCGCAGCTGCTTGGCGCTCCCGCCAAAAGCTTTTATGTGCTTCGCAATCTCCCGGTGGCTGATGTTCTCCCGTTGGCTCTCCCAAAGGAATATCTGGAAAGCAGGAGTATGAATCCATACCCCCATCGCATTGCATACCGGACGCAATAGTTCTAAAGCCCGGTCCCAATCGTCCCCTCCCCTAGCCTCATCGGTGACGGGGTGTTTGGCCAGGTACATTTCCAGCCAGCGCTGGTAGTCCTCCAATTGCGAGGTGAGCGCCACCGGCACTATCTCCATTGCGTCAAGCATCATGTTTACGGTGGAGTCCCAGTAGTCTTTGTGCACCAGCTTGGGCAGTCGATCCGCCACCGAGAGGATCGCTCGGCGAAAGCGGGTCTGGTTTAGCAGCCCATCGACATTGCCTAGTGCTACCTCTCGATCATCGATAAAGACCGAATAGGTGGGAGGTTCGGTGGCCCACTTGACTACTCGCTGAAGGTTGATCCCAAATAGCTGCCTCAGGCGCTCAAGAGTGGCCTCCCGTTTCTCAGGGTTGATGAAGGTTATGGTAGCCACGTCTGAGAACTCGGTCATGGAATCACCGCCTTTCGACGAGCGATCCCCAAACCCTTATAGTCCTGACGTTGGCGGCGTTCGCACTTTTCTGGCGCCACCACATCCACCGGCTCCACCCAGCGCTCGCCCTCATGCCCCATGCCGAGCAGCTTCGCAGCGCCTCGTACCGCCGCCCGCCATTCGCCGCCGTGTTCGAGGATTCGGTACACGTCGAAGGCGTCGTGGGCGTGTCCATCGGCCAGGGGGTCGGAGCCGTGGTGGGAGTAGGCGCGCCCCTCGAGCAGCACTACCCCCGCTAGCCCGGTGGAGCTCGAGGGGGCGACGTAGCGCTCCCCCTTGTGCCGGTAGCCGTTGCGCTCGAGAATCTCCCCCGCGCCGTAGGCCCGGTTGAAGGCGGCGATCACCGACTCTCCCTGCCCGTCCCAACGCCGCACCCCGACAGGTCGCGGGGGCTCGGGGTCAGGCTCGACCCAGGGACAGGCTGCCTTCATCCTTGCCCTGGCCCCCTCCCAGTCCCGCCACAACTCCAGCAATGCAGGGGGCAGGGGCTCGAGCTCCTCTCTGGCCTCTGGCAGCCGGGGTAGCCATGCGTAGGGCCGCCCGGTCTCCGGGTGGAGCGAAGGCGGAAGTACATCCTGGGTTGAGGCAGAGCGTAACTCGAATAGTGTGACCAGCCGGGGCCGCCCGGTCTCCAGCCGCTCCGTGGGGTGGGGCCAGGCCAGCGGGCGGCGCGTGAGGCTGACGCCCTCCGGCAGCAGGTATACCGGCTTGGCCCCCTTCCGCCCCCGGATGCGGAAGCGGGCGGAGGCCTCGAGGGCCTCGAGGTCCACCCCTACCGCCCGCAACGCCAGCGCTGCCCACTCGGGGTGATCCACGTCGAGCGCCGCGGTGCCGCTGAGGGCGTGGATGAGTCCCATCCCCATCCCGGGGCGTGCCTGCCAGAAGGCGGCAGGCACGCCCCGTTTCTGCCAGCCCCACCCCCTCGGCCCCTTCGACCCAGGCTCAATGGGCACCAGGGCGAAACCCAGGCGCTCGGTGTAGTGGGTAGCGTACTCGAAGGGGCTCATCGCGGGCTATTCCTCGAGGGGCATCTCGTTGCCCAGCTCGTCGAACACGGGCTTCTGCGCCCGTGGGGTGGGGGTGGGCTGAGGCTGAGCTTGAGGTTGGCTGTGACTGTGGGCCCGCGCCTCCTGGCGGGTGGTTTCGAGGCTGGCCCGGAAGGTCGCGGTGAGGGCCTCTCGGTACGCCTTGAGCCGCTCCTTGTGTTCGGCGGGCACCCGCCCCACGAACTCGAGTTTGAGCAGGGCGTAAGGGTCGCCGCCGGGGTTAGTGGCGGTCGTGAGCTTGAGTCGCACCACCGCCGTCCAAGGGGCGATGCCCTGGAGGCTCAACGGTTTGACGAACTCCCGCCACACCTTGACGCTGCTGGGCGGGATGGAGAGCACCATCGGGAAGTACTGCCCCTCCATCAGCAGGTACAGGTCGCGTCGCTCCTTGCAGGGCGGTGGGGTGTTGTTAGGCCCCCACTGGGCCAGAGGGCAGGTGCGGCAGTCGCCGCTGGCCCCCAGCTCGCGCCCGCGCTCGGTGGGCTCGCCGCGCTCGCCGTCGTCCGATTTACACACCGGCGGCGTGTTGTCCGGCCCCACCGACTTGCGCTCCCAGAACTGCCGGGTCACCGTGGTGAGCACCGGCACCGCCACGATCTCCTTAGCCGGCTCGGTCTCCCCACCCAGCGTGGGGATCTCCCAGGTGGTGGCCTTGCCGCTGGGCCACACGATGCGCTGGAGGTCGTAGGGCCGCAACCGCCCGCCCAGGGTCTCCTGCAACGCCTCCACCAACTCGGCGGGGGTGGAGTCCGCCGAGGCGATCGCCAGGTTGAAATCGCTCGTTTTGACCGCCAACTCGTTTCCCATCGTTCCTTCCGTCCTTTCTGGGCTTCTGGCCCTGGTGCCGGGCTGATCGGCGGCTCAGCCCGGCGAAGCCGTCTAGCACAACCCCTCCCCACGGGCCAGAGCAATAGAGTCTCTGATGATGCGGATAAACGTGTTTTTGTAAACCTCATACGACTCGGGGTCGTCGGGATTGAGCCTCGTCCAATCCATCCGGGCTAGGTGCGGAAGGGCTAAATCGACCACAGCCCTTTTGAACCGCCATTGGGGGCCGCAACACAACATGGCCCCGGAGGTCTCATGGAGAAACGAATAAATCCGCTCATCGCCCCTCCATAGCGGCTGGGCCTGGATTAACGCCAATCCGGGCGCGATCTGTTGCAATTTTCTAGCCATTGCGCACCCCCTCCCCGTCGCAGCGCCCGCAGGGGATGTCGTCGGCCCAGCGCCCTGAGCCGGAGCAGGAGGGGCATACCTCGCGATCGTGGTGAGCTCTCACCGCCCCCTGGCCGGCGGTGCGCGGTGACGGCCAGGCCGCCACGTCAGCCATGAGCCACTGGTAGGGCCAGCGCTGGCCGGGCGGGGTGCGCTCGGCGTGGTAGCGCTCGATGTAGTAGGCCAGGGTGCGGGCCAACTTGGGGTCGCGCCGGTGCAGCTCGATCAAACGGCCGATGAGGCCCTCAGGGTGGGCCTCCCGCCAGGCGGCCAGGGCGCGGTCCATCCGGGGGTCGGGGATGCGCTCAGGCATGGGACGCCTCCCCCTTCAGCAGGCCCAGGGCCTCCAGGGCCTCCTCGAGGCGCACCTCGATGCGGATGATGCCCGTGCCCTCGCACTCGGGGCAGGGCTCCTCCTCGTCGGGGATGCGGCGGGGGTCGTCATAGCCCTCGGCGCGCCAAAACGCGTCGTGGAAATCGATCTGGTCCAGCGTGTCGAGCGTCCCGTGTGCATAGGGGAAGCGCTCGGCGTATTCGCGCCAGTAGCGTTCCCAGGCGGGGTGTTTCCTCACCCCGCTGCCGCCACATTGGGCGCACCCCTCGAGCTTGGTGATGAAGTAGTCGGGATCGGGCTTCACCGCGTCACCTCCTCGAGCCATCCGTCGCACTCGGCGTCACAGCGCGGGCCCCAGGCCGCGAGGTACTCGGGGCCATAGACCTGGCCGCACTCGACGCACTCCCAGCGGCGACCGGCCAACGCCAGGGCCCGCTTGAGCCTGCGCAGCTCGCAACGGGCCTCGAACAGGGCGTTATCCACCCAGATCCATTCCAGAGACTCCGGCGAGAGCTGCTTGTGCTCTTCGTGCAAGCGCGTCACGTGGTCCTGGACCCGCTGGAGCATCCACTCCAGCCGCGCCCTGTCGTCCTGCTTGAAGGTCTGTGCTACACTGTTCATGTCTTAGACCTCCTTCCCCCGCTGGCCGGCGGGGGATCGGCTTTTATCGGGGGGCCTCCTGGCCCTCCCGTTGAGCCCTGGTTTGGGTACTGCGCCAGCGCTCGAGTTCCTCGAGGTCGTAGAGCTTGGCGTTGTGGGGCCCCAGCACCGGCCGGGGCCTGATCTCCCCCGCCTGAACCGCGCGCTTGAAGTCCTTCCTGGTGATCCCCAAGTAGGCCGCCGCCTCCTTCCATCCCAGCGCTGTGCGCGGCGGGGCCGGGGGGCGCAGCTGCATTTGCAGCTGCTCGAGGCGGGCCTCGAGGGGAGCCACCACCCGGGCTAGCAGGGCCTCGAACTCGTCGGGAGTCATGACGATGATGGTGGGGGCAGGGGTCATGGGGTGGGCTCCTGTTCCTGGTTAGATACTACTGGTAGTAGTTCTTCGGGCGACACAGATAAGGCCCTGGCGAGCCGCAGCAGTGTCTCCAGGCCGGGATTTTTACGATTGGCCTCCAGTTGCCAGATCAATCCCTGGCTGACGTGAGCGGCATGGGCAAGTTCATATTGCGATAGCCCGCGCTGCTCTCGTAAGGCCCTCAGTCGTTCACCGATCATCACTACCTAGTGTAGTTGCTCGGCTTGGTTGCGTCAATACCACCGGTAGTTATTGTTTTGCTAACCTAATACCGTAGGTATTTGACTGGAGGGGCTATGGTGGCAACAATAGACGCCGCTGAGGCTATCAAGGCCCGCTTACGGGAACTCGGAGTCAGCCAAGCCGAATTTTCTAAGCGAGTAGGGAAAAGTACGGGCTGGGCGGGGGCGCGTTTTTTGCCTAGCGTAGACACGATGATCCGCTATTTGGCGTACAAAGAACCCACTACCCTCGAACGCCTCATTCGCGCCCTCCAATGGACCCCCGAGCAGTTCACCCGCGCCACCGGCCTCGAGCTGCCCTCCCTATCCCATCCAGTTGACGCTTTGCCGGTCCGGCGCTACCGTATCCCCATCGTGGACGCTGGGGCCGGTCTCCCGGTTTGGAACGACTCGGGCGAGTTCGTCATCCTCGACCTCCCTGAGTTGCGCGGCAAACCTGAAAGCGAGCTGTTCGCCGTGCGCGTAAAGGGTGACAGCATGATGCCCACCTACCTCAATGGCGACGTGGTGGTGTGCTGGACCGAGGGCCTGCCGGAGGCGGGCCGGGTGGTGGCGGTGCACCAGCACGGTGATGGGGTCATCCTCAAACGGCTGCGCTACGTGGGGGATCAGGCCATGCTTTATTCGGACAACCCCGCACACCCCCCGGTTCCGCTGGGTGAGTACGACCGTATATATGGTGTGGCGCTGGGGATGTGGAGACCGGCGCATTAGCAGCAAATGCAGCGGAGGTTTCGTGGGGGTGATCGGCAACGTCGCGTCCAATTACCCTAGACTGGTTCGACAATAGTGTAGGCTCGAGATGCGTAAGCAGGGAGGCAACATGTTCTATTGGATCGCCCTGGTTATCGGTGTTTTACTGCTGCTTGGCGTTTTCTCGCGCAACAAGCCCGGCGAGAAAAGCTTTAGCCTCAAAGAGCGAATCGGGTTTGGCATCTTCGCTTTGGTGTTGGTGCTCGTGGGATTCAATGGAGTCCGTCCTAAACCTCCAGCACCTGTTGCCCTAGCTACAACTCCAGCTCTGACGCGACAGCCCGTGCAAACCGCCCCTGAGCCAGCAACTACAACCCAGGACGAAGCGGGGCTTCCATCTGCTCCCACGCTACCGGATTTGGCCTGGGTGGACATCACCCTCAACCTGGAAAAGTGGCCCTACGGGTTCAAGTTCAACCTCGATCGGATTAGCAAAATCACCAACGAGGAACAGAGATGCGCTAGCAAGATTGACCCGGATACCGCCGCAGACATGCGGGTGTGCGTATATAGCGCTGGTGAAGCGGTGACGTTTGTAGAAGCTATGGTAACCGGCTCCGGGGCCAACAATACCGCTTCCTGGCTGATTCCATACGTGGCCACCGTTCCTTACGGGGGCAGGCCGGATGATGCGAAAAGTTGGGCTGAGGGGGCGCTCAAGCGGGTTCGTTCGGGCAAACCAGTTGAACGGCGAGTCAAAGACGTAACTTTCCTGTTGACGGGCAATCCTCCAACAGCCTATACCTTGCGCATTTACCCGGTGGCACGCGATAAGTGGCTGAACGACGTGATGGCTAAACAAAAATGAGCAAACGCGTCAACAACGAGGGCACCATCTACAAACACTCGAAGGTTCGAGTTAATACGCCATAAACATAAACGCAGTATGATTGACGCTATGAGCGCCCAGCTTCGCCTGTACCTCGAGGGACCGGACCTTCCCGACCCCGCTCATCTGGGCTTGGGAGAGCTGGCGAGGCTTTTGGAGAAGCTGAACAGGGTGATCACCGCATTCGCAGAGGAAATCGAGATCGCAGCACAACTGGTGGAGCCCTCGGAGCAGCTCGCCAGCCTGGTAGGCATTGAGAAGGGCAGCGTAGGCCTGGTGATCCGACCTGCTCCACTCTTACTCTTGGAAGAACGTTTGATTGCTCCGATGTTGCAAGGTGACTGGGACGCAGTCCCTCCAAACACTTACGACTGGCTTTACGAGCTAAGCAAAGAGCTTATGACCAAGGACCGTAGTCTCAAAGTAGCCCTTCGCAACATGAGCGTTCCTGTACCGTGGATTGGGGCTGAGCGCCCTGTGCCCAAACGCCGCGCCGCGCTCACGATCGAGGACACCATAACCCTCTACGGTCGAGTCATCCGTCTAGGCGGAGTGACGCCGAAGGTAGACCTGCGGGTAGGCAACGAGGAGTACCACGTGGAGGCAGACTCCGAGTTGATTAAAAACCTCGAGCGGCAAGGAGCGCTTTACAAAATTATAGGTCTCAAGGCAACAGGCACGTTTAGGCTTGAAGGAAAAATTTGGAAGGTAGATAGCGGAAGCCTTCGCTTGGTCGAGATCCTTCCGTACACCGAATCCAACATGGCAGATGCTTTCCGCGGTCTAGCCAGCCTCACCGGAGAGTACTGGCGCGGAGTAGATGTCGAGGAGTACATGAAGAAGATCAGAGGCTGAAAATGGGGCTGGACTGTTTCGACACCAACATGCTGGTTCAGCTGATCCAAGCGATTGAAGACCCAAATACACCCCATGCTCCAGACTTGCTGGCATATCTGCAAGAGGTGAAAGAGGGCAAGCACACGCCAATCCTCCCTGTTCCCGTAATCGCAGAGTACCTGGTCCGTGTTCCCGAAAATAGGTGGCCTGAAGTACTGGAATTTTTTCGGGAACAATTTCGAATTCACGAGCTGAATTTGCGCGCTTCACTCGAGGCTGCTCAGTTGATGCGAGTTAAGCTGGAAAAGGAAGGCAAGTTAGGGAGCGGTGAGGAACGGGAGTGTGTGAGAACCGACGCTTTTATTCTTGGTATCGCGATTACCACCGGGTGCGATCGACTATTCACCAACGATAGCCGAATTCAGGGGATGGCAGACGGACGCATCAAAATTGAAAACATCCCCCAAGCGGATCAGCCCCCGCTTTTGTAACCAACTCCACCCACATGCCCCGCCGTAACCTCGGCTCCATCCGCTACCGCAAAAAACAAGGCCTCTTCGAGGTCCGCGTCACCGTGGGATACCACGAGGGCAAACAGGTCACCAAGAGCCGCTACGTGCCGGGCCCCGACAACCCCGAGCGGCGCAAGGAGGCCGAGCGGGTGCTGGCCCGGATGATGCTCGAGCACGGCCTGGCCTCCCCCAACACGGCCAGGCCACCCACCCTGGCCACCTGGATTGAGGACTACATCGGCAGCCGCAGTGAACTGCGGGACAACTCCATCACCCGCATGGAAGGCCACCTCAAGCACATCCGGCCGGCGTTGGGCCACCTCCCCCTGACCGAGGTCACGGTGCAGCGCCTCGAGGCCTTCTACCGCCACCTGGTAGCCCCCAAGCCCAAAGGAAAGGGCTTGGCCAAGGCGACCCTGACCAAGATCCACCAGCTCATCGGCGCCGCCCTGCGGCGGGCGGTGCGCTACGGGTACATCCCCGCCAACCCTGCCGACCTGGTGGAGCTGCCCCGCCTGCCCGAGGTCGAGGCCGGCAAGGCCCTGCCGGCCGAACACCAGGCCCGCCTGCTCGAGGCGGCCCGGAACCACCGGCTCTACGCCCTGCTCTACCTGACCTTGGCCCTGGGCCTGCGCCGCGGCGAGGCCCTGGGCCTGCGCTGGGAGGACCTCGAGGCACGGGAGGGAGGCGGCCTGCTGCGGATCCGCCGGGCCTACGTGCCCCGCCACAAGACGGGCGAGAAACCCCAGATCGGGCCCACCAAGACCAGCGGATCCGACCGCACCCTACCGCTCAACGCCGAGATCGTGGCGGTGCTCGAGCGCCACCGCGAGCAGCTGCGGGCCGAGGGCCAGAGCATGGACTGGATGTTCCCCAGCGCCGACGGCACCCCGCTCGACCCGCGCAACTTCAACCGCCTGTACGAATCCTGGCAGGTCAAGGCCGGCCTATATGAGGTGGTGGAAACCACCGACCGGGAGGGCAGGCCGAGAAAGAAGAAGGTGGGGGTCTATCGGCTGCACGACCTGCGGGTCACCAGTGAGAGTGAGATGATCCGGGCGACGGGCAACCCCAAGCTGGCGGCCACCTTCCACGGCCAGCGCAGCGTGACCACCGCGGTGCGCTTCTACAACAAGGTGGCCCTGGCCGACCTCGAGGCCGCCATCCAGGCGCGCCGTCTGCCCCAGGCCCATGAGCCCGAGGAGGGCACGGCCGAGACCGCCGGTTGA